AAAAAAGGCAATAAAAAAAGAACCTCGTCGACTAGGCTCTCTTAATATATATTAAAATATTAATAACTTATTTGTTCCAAATTTTCTTGTTTAATCTTTTTTCTATTAATTTTTGATATTTTTTTGTTAATTGTGTATATTTACCACTATTGCCATTATCAAGTAATCCACCAATTTCAGGTTGTTTACTAATATCATCTATTTGTTTCGCTTCTTCTTGCCATTGTTTTAATAAATCTTTAACTTGTTCTTTTTCATCTTCTTTCATATTTTATATACCCCATTTCTTTAAGAGCTATCATTGTACAATGTTGTATCTCTTCTCCAGTTTCAAATGCTATTTGTGAACCTTTTAAATAAATTTCATTATATGTAATATCTATTGGCTTTATAATTTCCAAGATATAAGTATATTCACTATCTACTGCCCTTAATTGTTTTATATTAGGATTTTCTTTTAATAATTCAAAATCATCTTTTCCAAATGAACCAACTTCAGGATGATTATGTGTTAATATTACTTTATCTAATTTTTTATCCTTAATTGATAAATTTGTTTGAGTACCAGTATAAGCATATACATTGTGTTTCTCATCTATTAAAACTGCATATTCAATCTTTAAATTTCGTATATCTTCTTCATACTCTTTTAATTTTACTTTTATTTCTTTTGATTTTATTTGTTCTATAAATGTCCCTTTCCCAGAACCACCAAAATTATTTTTATTATTATTTCCTAATTTAGGATATATTTTATCATTTTTTTCAATATATGTCGATATACTAGCTACTTTTATTCTACTATAATCCTTTTGCAGTCCTGTTTCTTTTAAGAATGAATTGTATTCTCTTGTAGTTTTATCTAATTTTAATTCTGCAACTGTTGTATCTTGGTTCACTTTTTCTAATATTTGAATTGTTCTTTTTTGTTTTCTTATTGCATTTTCAAATTGTCTTTGTGTTTGAGTAGCATTATATAATGGAATCTCTTTACCTTGATATTTTACTGTAGCTTCTTCCATTTCTTTTAGTTCTTTTTTATTATATATTGGCTCTGAAACGCCCAATATAATTCCAAAATAACTATGTCTACAATTGTATTCGTGCCATAAGTCTTCAACATCACTCCATAATTCTAAACCATACTTCTTAGCATCTTCTTTATTTACTGCAAATTGTTTTCCTTGTGCTTCTGCATGTTCTGGTCTAGCTCCTGAATGTGCTGTAACTTCATATCCATCACAACCAAGATATTTTTCAATATCTCTTTCCATTCTGTTTGATGTTTCTCTTATACCATTCATTACATTTCTTCTAACTGCTACTTCTAATTGTACATTTCTTCCTGCTTTATCTTTTAATGTTATTCCTTTTTCTGCTAATTCTTGTACTGCATTATCTATTGCTGTTGTATAACTAACTCCACCTGTTACAGCTTGCATATATGCTCTATCTACTGTTTCCATATATGTTTGTTGGCTTCTAAATGCTATTGAATTAGTTAAATTTTTTAATGTTTTATTAGTATCTTTCAAACCTTGGTTTATTATTTTATATTGTGTTTCGCTTAACTTAAATGGTTTATTTCTATATTGGTATAATTCTTTATAACTATGTATATCATTTTTTGCTACATCTTCATATAAAGTTTTTAAAGATTTCTTTGTATCTGCTGTTAACATTGCTGTTTTGTTTAATGTTTCATTAAATACTTCTGTTCCATTTGTTTGTTTTAATATTCTTAATTGTTGCTCTGTTGTTGATGTTATATCTTGGTTTTCTGATACTCTCCTTATTATGTCTGCTGTTATGTCTATGTTTAATTGATTATAGAGTTTAACAACTTCATTAAACTCTATATTACTTAAATATTCAGGTGTTAACATATATCAACACCTCTATTCTTCATCAATTTTTTCTATATCTTCTCCAGAAACCATTGCTTTTGCTACTTCTTCTTTTTCTCCTAAGAACTTAACTCTATATTCCCAAGCTTGTCTTATTCCTTGTGCTATATCTTGTCTAAATTCTTGCTTTGCTGTTTCTGTATCTACCATAAAACCATCTTTATCAGTTATTGTTGCCGTACAATCTTCTGTTACTGGCTCTTTATATAGTGTTCTTCCTAACATTAGTATTGCTTTACAAATATTACTTACAAATTCATCTACATTTTTACGATGTTTATTTGCATTTTCTACTAAGTCTTGTCTATCTCCCACATATTGAGTAGCTGTTACAATAGAATTTCCGTTAAATTCATAATATTTTGTTCCAAAGCCACATTTAAAACTCAAGTAATTTAAAAATCCTTGTAATCCCTCTATGTCTTCGTTAACTCTTAATTCTGGATTATATTCTTTTATTAGTGGGTTATCATCAAGATTTGTTTGTTCATCTCCAACACTTCTCCATTGTTGTTTTAATACATCATCTGGATATACTTCGTATGCTTCTTCTCTTATTCTGCCATCACTATCTTTTACTGTCCTTGTTTTCGTTTGTGTTATTTTCTTGTTATAGAATACTTTTTTTCCACCTAAATAAAAGTCCATTACAAAATTATTATAAGCAATGTCACAAGCTTTTAATTGGTCTATTGCTGTTCCATATATACTAAATCCCATTCCATTTATTGTATTATAATCTGCATCTATAGGATTTGATATTGCTGGTTTTAATATACTAAATAAAGGTACATCATTATGGAATGAATAACTTTTTGGTATTCCTTCTTTTTCTATTTCGTTCCCTTGTTCATTTAAATATGTATTTGTTATTTCATATTCTTCTTGTTCTATTTTTTTATTATATGTCAATTTATGTATTTCTATGTAATATTCTTTCTTATCGCCTTTATTTGTTTCACTTACTATTGCTACATCTATTATCTCTCCATGTTCTACTTTTAATGGTATTATTTGATTTGCACTAATATAGATAATATCTGTTTTAGTTCTATTATTTGCTATCAGTATTCCTTGTTTATCTACTTCTGCATTTTTTACTCTTACTATTGCTCCAGCCGTTCCCATTGCAAATGCTTTTTCTATCGCTGTTGGTAAATCTTTATATACTTTTAGCACTTTTAATTGTTCATTTAAGTATTTATTATTTCTTTCAGTTTGTTCTTTTGTTTTTGCTTCTGTTTTTATTTCATCTCTTTCAGTAAATAATATACTAGCCCAATCTTCTGCAACTCTTTTTGCCATTCCTAGTGAAAACATTTTACGTTCTTTTCCTGTTTGGTCGTGGTATGTATGAAATTCTACGTTGTTTCTCCACCATTGTTCCCAAGTGTTAATATATGTATAGTAATTTGTTGATACATTTTTATATCCTTGTTTTTGTAAATATTTTAAAACTACATCGTTCATTTTATGCTACCTCTCTTAAATAATAAGATATTTTCTTTGCCCAATGTTCAAACGAATAATTGAAACTATCTAAGCTATCTATGTCTGATGTTTCTCCATCATCTATCCATCGGTCATCTTTTGCTTTTTCATCATATAGTGCTGTTTGTAATGCCTCTATAATTGAATTTGTTTGTCCTTCTATGAAATTTAATCTTTCTAGGTTTAATAATCTATTCCATAACTCTATTCTGTCTTTTATTGGCATTTTCAAGCTATCTTGTACTATTAAATTTATATTATTTGCTTTTAATTCTCCTTCAAGTGACCTATTAAGAACTTGCTCTGCACTATCTGCAAATAAAAAAGACACAGTTCCATATTTGTCCTGTATCTCTCTTATAAAATTTATAATCCATCTAAATACTTGTTTTGTATTTGTCCCTGTTGCTTTCATAGTATCAGATTTTAAGCATTGTACTTTCTTAAAGTCTCTACTTATTTTCGTTGCTGTTATACTGTGTTTTGATTTGTTGCCACCCCAGTCAATTCCTATTGATATAATAGAGTTCATTTGTACTTCTTTTGTCATATACTTTTTACTATCATTTGCTATTTGTTGGAATATTAGTCCCTCTGCATTGCACCATTGCCCTAGTATGTATCTATTATAATACACTGTGCCTTGATATTCTTTGCATAATTCTTCAACAAATTTCTTTGGAAGAAATGGGTTATCAAATATCGTATAGTACTGTACATATATATCTGCATCACTTTCTAAAAACTTTTTGATATAATGTGTTCTGCTCTGTGGGTTTCCTGCACCTTCTCCTAAGCTATAATCAAAACTTAATCTTGATTTTAAAAGCTCAAATACCTCTTTGTTTATATCTACAATCTCATCTATATATAAATACTTTATTCTTGCTCCTCTGAACTTTCTAACCATTCCAACATTATCTGCACCAATGCAATAAACTTTTTCTCCAAACATTGTTGATATATTGTTACTTCCGATGTCGCTAACTAACTCATTGCCGTATAGTTCTTGCAAAGGTTCTATAACATTTCTTTGAATAGTTCCTTTAGATACTCCTGTAATAAAGTTTAAACCAGGTTTTCCAGCTCTTTCTATTATTCTGTTTGGAATACAATATACTGTATCTATATATGTTTTCCCACACTGTGTTGCTCCTATTTTAAAGTTCCATCTATGATTTGCTTCTCTAATGTATTCTGCTTGTTTATGGCTAATTTCTATCATTTTCAGCCACCTCTTTTATTTTTATAAGTACATCTTTTACATTACTTAGATTTTCTTCTTTGTCTTGTTTGTTTCCTAGTATATCGTTTAAATCTTTTAATGCAGAAGCTAACATTTTTAATCCTTGTCTATCAACTATGCCTTCCATAGTTTTAATTTCTTCATTCTCTGTTGTTGTTTCTTTTTGTGGTTTTCCAACTTTATAATCATATGTTACTGTTTTTGTCTTTTTCTTATTTTTTACAATATAGGTTTCAAGTTGTGAATTAGCTTTTATAATATTAAGTGCTAAATCATTTGCTATTGATTTTATATCTGCTATTTGTTGTGCTTCTTTTTCTGCTTCTTTTTCTATTGTCTTTTCGATTGTTCTTGAACTCTTTTTTAACTCTTTTTGAACCTTTTTTTCGTTCCACCCTTTTACCGCCTGTTGTACACTTCCATTTCTTTTTATGCCTTTATCTTTTAAAAAAGCACTTACTGATTTATAGTCACTTAATATATATTCTTTTTCTAATTGTTTCCAATCATACTTGGCCATCTCCTATCCACCTACTTGTCTTTTTTAGTTGGTACCTCTTTACCTTCTTCTACAAATCCTTTTGCTTTTAATTCATTGTATCTTTTATCTTCTGCTCTAAATTTCTTTCCTACTGTGTATTTTTTCAAGTTATTTTCTTTGTCATTAAAGTCTTTTATTACTTTTCCTTCTAACATCTTTAATTCCTCCTATTTTATTAAACATTTATCTTTAACTAAATAAGCACATCTAACAACTTGCTTATCTAAGTTAATAACTTCTAAAAAAGAACAGCTCCTACAAGAAATAGGTAACTGTTCTCTAATTAACTTTAGTTTCTTTTTATATAATCTTTTTTCGTTGTAATCTATCATTTCTAATACCTTCCTACAATCTTCAAATTTACATTGTTTGCATTTCAAATTATTTGTAGGACATATTTTTCCTGTTTCTAAACATTCCATAGGCTTATCCTCTGTTTTAATTTTCTTTGTTATGTGTCATTGTTTCTGCTGAAGGTATAAATATCCATATTAAAAACCAACCTAAAGTATTTATTGGTATTGTTGTATCTAATACTTCCATACAAGGCACATTTAATATATCTAATACCCACACTATTGTTAATATTGCATTGAATATTTTATACATATTTCTTACCTCTTTCTTTAATGTTTTATAAACACTATGCAAGATATACAATATATTATGTACTCTAGAACTAATTGGCTTATTGACTACACAAGTTTCTTCTGGTAGTGCTTTCGCCAATCTACGATATATATCATATATCCTGCATACTATTTATATCAGAATTCACTAGGAAAGTTCTAAATTGTCCTCATATCATTCTTCTTTTTATGAAAGAAAGTGTTTTATATTATCAGATACCTAGTATACTGGCAATAATCATAATTAAAGAGCTGATATTTAAAACATCAACTCTTTATAGTACGAAAAATAATTTAGGAGCCTTACTTGCTCTTTATTTTTAGTAGCTCGGACTTATGAGATATTTCTATCTGCTACTTTCACTGATACTATTTTAACACGTTTTTTTACTATTTTTTTGCCAAATTTATGCCAACTTTTTTTAATTCATTTCCAACTGCATATATTAATTCTTGTTTTCTTCTTCCAAATGTCCTTTCAGACATACCAGAATCAATTATCTCCCATTTTGATTTGCTTTGTATGTAATATTTCTCAAATAACTCTTTGCAGTCTTTATTAACTAATTCTAGAGCTTGTACAACTGCTTTGTATTCTTTTATTGATTTCTGCAAATGCTCATCTTCTTGTAATTTTATAACACTGTTAAATACTCTATCTGAAATTGCATATGGTGCTTTTGGCATACCATCTATGCCTTGTCCACTTAAACTCATTATGTCTGCCCTTATATTCATTATATTTATGCAATTATAGTTATATCTTTTTAAACAGCCTTTAGCTTCTTTATATTCTTCTCTGCTTATTTTATTCATTTGTTCTCCTTTCCCATTTTTTACAGGTTTCGCTTCTTAAAGTACAATTTTTATTCTTCTTTAATGATTTGTCTGATATACATATTCCTGTTCCACATTTTCCTAAACCTGCTCTAAAATATTTACAACTTTCACATCTTTTTTCTTTTGTCATAATTTAGTATCACTCCACTTCTATATTTCTTCTAATTTCCATACGGCTGGTTCATCTACTCCATTATAATAACAATAATGTACCAATCTTAATTCGCCTGGTTTTATGTCTGATATTACCTTTGAAAATATTTCTTTATATTTATTATATTCATTTTCTGTTAGTTCCCTTACATTTTCAAAATCCCCACTAGCTCCATATTCATAATCTAATATATAATCTATAAAATACACATATTCATCTGTTTCATAATCAAGTCCGCTTCCAATGTTTAAGTTATTCTTTTTGTTATCATATTTAGTGTTTATAGCATCTTTTTCTTTGTTGTAATATTCTTCTATATCATCTTTCCAAAAATCTTCATTGTTTTTCTTTATTTTTTCTATTGTTTCACTTTGTATTTTATATCTAACGGCTTTTACTCTTACATAATCACTCATACTTTCCTACCTCTCAATCTCTTCAAATTCAAAATTCAATCCATCTTGCTTAACTAGTTTTGTATTTACATCTACCTTTAAGCTATTTTTAAAACTGTTTCTTTTTTCGTATTCTTCAATTAGTTCCTCCACATAATCTGCTTCTACAAACATTCTGTTGTCACCATATTTACCTTCTAGTCCATCCACTAATTCTTTCAAATCTTCGATTCTTATATATACTTCTTTCTTGCCATTTCTAGTTTGATGTTCAATTTCTTTTTTTAATCTTTCAATATTCATAATTAATTCTCACTTTCTTTTAGTAGTTCTTGTAAAACTGTTAATATTGCATCATCTTCAAAATCTTTATATTCTTGTTGCAATTCAAATTGTCTTTCACTTATCTTGTCTTTTACTTTTTGAACTGGAATACTATTAGCTATCACTTCACTACTCATTTTTACAAATGTAGCATATTTATCTTTTAATTCTTCCTTCTCTTTTTGTAGTTTTTCTATTAAATCAATTCCACCTTTTATCATATTAGCTAATTCTATTTTATCTGCTTGTATAGCTCCACTATATACTGCTTCTAAATCTTTTATCTTTTCTTCCTCTTTCATTTATTCCTCTCTCCCTTTTAGCAATTCTTGTAATAACTCTATCATTTCATCATAATGTTCAGTTATAGTTAAATCACTCCAACTATATAACTCTGGATATATTTCTTTTTTATAATATTTATTTAATTCCTTTATTTTATTTTTTATTTCTTGCTTTAAAATTAAATTGTTTGATGACATTTTGTTTATAAAACCAAATTGTTTATCTTTTTCTTCTTGATATGCTCTAATCCAATCTGCTTTTTCTTTATTAACTACATCTATTGCTTTCTTATATTTTTCATTCTCTTTTAATACTCTTTTATAATCTGATAAAATATGTTCTGTAGAAAGTTGTAAATCCTTATATTTTTCTAATGTCATACCTACCGTAGAACCATATATTACATTTTCATTTGAAAATTTTTCTAATATTTTTACATATGCTTCTATACTATTTTCTTTCACTTAAAACACCTCCTAATCTTTCCAATCCTTTCCACATTCAATACATTTAAAACTATCTCTATAATACCAAGTCATAGGAGTAACTTGATAATGTTCTTGATATTTTATATATGTTGTACATTCGTGTTGATTTTCTAATTTTTCATTATTAGGTTCAAATGCTGCAAGAATTGCCATCATAAAAAATAATAACCCTGCAATACTCCATATAATAATTAATTTTATCCTTTTCATTTATTACTTCTCTCCAATATTTCGTCTTGTAAATTATTTATTCTATCCCTTAAAATTTGATGGTAGGTTCTCATAGCTTGAAATTGAACTTCTAATAAATTTGCTTGTTGTTTTGAAATTTTTGTTATTCTAATTGAATTTATAAAATCCTCTAACTTCATTATTTTTTCAAAAAGGTTATTATCCTCATCATATAATTTAGCTTGTATTCTCTCTAGTTCGTTAATTTTTTCTTCATTACTCATATCTTATTTACTCCTTTACTACTAAATCTGCTTTGATTAAATCGTATAATTTTTCCATTGCTATTCCACAATCGCTATTAACTACAATTTCCCTTCTATCAAATGCTCTTATATATATTTGTTCATTACTACCTTTAACTTGAAGCATATCATTCCATTCGTAAACCGAATTATAAGGCAATTTTTTATTTTCTCTATACTCAAATCCGATATTTTTCAAGTTCTTTTAAATCTACATCATCTCTTATTTTTAACATATCTATTCTCCTATTCTAAAATACATTGTTTTTCCATTACATCTTATTTTTATTTTAGGTTTCATAAGCATATTTCCTAAAGCACTAATTTCCCAATACCTATTCCCGCCATTGTATTTATAATATGAGCTATCATTTTTTGTTTCTTCGTATTTTCTTATATAACCTTTTAAATTATAATATATATATCTTAAATCATCTTCTTCCACATTTTCTTTACAATTTATTTGTATATTCATATCTATTTTCCTCCTAATAACTCTAGGTTATCGTATATATTTCCGATTACTTCAATTTCTGCTTTATAATAACTTCTTATTTCTCCAAATGTGAAACCCCTATCTTTGTTCTCTAAATCAACCAAAAGCCACATTCCATTTATGTCATCATATATAACTTTAAATTCTCCATCAAAAGCTGGTTCTTCATAATAGTAACAATCTAATAAAACTATATCTCCCTCATATATTTCTTTTCCGTTTTTATCATGTAGTCCTGTATATTGCATAAGTATAAAACTTGGTTGATATGGTATGCTCATTCCAATATATTTTCTGTCTTCTGGTTGATAGTCCCAAATTCCCTTTTTCAATGTAATTTGTCCTACTTCAAACATTTCTTTTATGTCTTTGTGCCAAGCTCTAAATTTTATATCTCTCATACTTTATCCCTCTACTTTCTCGACTTCTTTTAAAATTTCTTTTAAAATTTTTATTGCTCCTCTTTCTTCTTTTTCTTCTATATCTTCTCTATTAAATATTCCTTGTTCTGTTAATTCTTGATTCTTTATAAGTTCTTCTAATTTAAGTTCAATAATATATTTTGGAATAAGTTCTTTTGTTCTTTTTTCTAATCTATCAAATAATTCTGCTATATCATCACTTAAATCTTGTTGTATTCTGTTCATTTGTTCATTATCTTTTAATATTAAATTATAAGCATCTATTAAAGCTCCTATTTTCATATATGTATCAGCAGTATATGCTGGTACTCTACCATCTGCAAATCTTTTTCTTTGTTGTTGTAGTGCTTTTATATCCTCTTCTATATTCATACTACTTGTTCTCCTCCTACTTTATAGCAATTAGCTATATAACTTTCTTTTGTTAGTATTGTTTCTATATCCTCTGAATGATGTCTATATATAATTGTATTGTTACTTAACACTATTTCCATTGTTCCATTTGCAAATCCGTCTTTTAGTTTTATTACTTTATATCCATTCACATAGTCTCCAACTTCTATTAAGTCTATTAGTTTTTTGCTATGTTTTACCATGCTCTTTATTAAATAAAGTCCCTTTTCGCATTCTACATATATGCCCATATAAAAATTAGAATTTATAACTTTATCAATTTTTCCATCTTTTGTTCTTACGTATTCTCCAACTTCAATATCCATATTTTCATCTTTCCTTTCTTTACTTGCGCCATTCATTTTTCTTGTAGCTTCGTTTTCTTCATCATCTAAATCAAATGCCATTTTTTATTCCTCCTCAATTTCTAAAATAACTTTTGATTCTTTGCCATATTCAAATGTATCTGTAAATCCCTTTACATAGTTTCTGTTGTCATCTTTAAGTTTCCCTGCTTTTACCATTGAATCTAATATAAACTTTTTAGCAAAACATACATTGTCTAAGTCTCTTCTTTTATTCTCTTCTATCCAATGAAAATGGATTCTAACAGGTCTTTTATACTGAGGTAATAAATTTATATAGTATCCTATATCGCTTTCAATATTCTTCTTCATATTTGCACCTGCAAATCTATCTTTTCTACACTCATTTATGTATTGATTTAAGCTTGGTAATCTAAATGGTATTTCAATTCTATTCACTTTTTCTTTAATTCCTCCCTCATTAAATCTTGCCAGTTTATTTGATTAGCTTCAAAGTCTTTGCATCTGTATCTACTCTTAAAGTTTTCATCTTCTAGCCTTAAACAGCCTGTGCAGTATTTGCATATTCCTGGCATATCTACTAACTGCTTCATTTGCTACTCCTTAAATATTTTTTCATAACAATCTTGACATAAATCTATAGCTTTTTGTTTCTTAAATCCTAAACTATAACCTCTTGAATCAGTCTCTTTCTTCATAATGTCTAATCTTATTTCATCATCTGCATCAATTTCTTTTTTACATTTATCACATATTATTTTATTAATTTTCATAACTACCTCCTAATTATTTTCTTCTTGTTTTATTTCCCATTTCAAATATAATTCCTGTGTTTTTAAATCTCTCATTGTTAGTAAATAACTAGTAGCTGGCACCATTTCTTCTTTTTCTATATGTTCTATAGCATTTTTCTTACACGCTTCTATTTCTTTTCTTGTTCTTTCTAGTATTTGCTCTCTATCCATAACTACCTCCTAAATACTTGAAATATGGTTTGCATATTCTAAATAATATTCTTGTTCTTTTTCTCGTCTTGCTTTTTCTGATTTATCAACTTTTAATTCTGGATTATCTTCAAAAAATTTTCTTCTCGCCCTTGTTATACTTTCAAAACTGATTCCAGTAAATTGAATATTGTCCATAATTGTTTTAAAACTATTTTTATATAAATTTGGTTCTATTTCTTCTATAACTCGCCTTATTAAATATCCGTCATTTTCTCTTGAATACGGTTCTTCTTTTAATATCTGTATTGTTTTCTTTGTTACATCTCTTCTCATTTGTTGACTCCTTTCAAAATTTATTTGCATATAACCTGTTAAAATCAAAATCGCTATAATCTCTTTGTTCAGAGCTTCTATAATTACTTACTTTGGGTTGATTTAATATTTGTGATATTGTTGGCATAAATGAATTAGTTTTTATGTATTCTTTTATGTTTGAAATATATTTGTCTTTACTCATGTCTTTTAAATTGTCATAATATAATCTAAGCTGTGAACTTGTTAATTTTCTGTTGTAGTTGTCTTGTAAAATATGTATTCCCTCCATAAATTCAACTTTATCCATTTAAAAAATCCTCCTCTGCTGAAATGTCTTTTTTGGTATTATCATTTTTAGAATGTTTGCTCCAAGTTAATATTTTTTGTTTCCAATTCTTCACTTTATTCCCTTTACTGTCTATCCATTTTCCCTCTGTAAAATAGTTATAAAAGAATTGGCAATCTACTGTTAGTTTTTTCTCTAAAACATATTTTTGAATTTCATCTATTGTGGGCGGAACAAACTCTTTCTCTTTTGTTTTCTTGTTCTTATTCTTATTATCTTCTTTTTCTTTCTTATTAGGAGAAACTCCTCGACGAGCATTCGACGAATTGTCGACGAATAATCTTGTCATTTTTTCATCATAGTCTGGTATTTTACTTTGGCTTGGTCTATCTATCTTTTGCCAGATGTTCCAGTTATAAAGGCTATAATAACTACTTCCGTCACAAGAATAAAAGATTACGGACATATTAGAGCTTATCTCTGATAAGGTTTTATCTATGTCGGCACTTCTTATACCTTCTTCGTAAGGGAATAATGTAGACTTTAAATATACTGGATTACATCTTCCTCGACCTTCATCATCAGCAAGAGAGAATAGACCTATAAACACTAATTTCCCCAAAGTTGATAATTTGCTAAAATCTTCACTTTGCCATATATTAGGGTCTATCATTCTTTTTCTTGCCATTTTATGCCTCCTGTTTTACATTCTTTAATCTACTATCAACTGTCATATTTTCTAGATATTCTTCCTTGTAATAATAATTATCCTGCTCAAAACTAATATTAGTATTTATATGCACAAATTTTATATTAGTATCTGTATAATCATTTAGATACATTTGAATATCTTGTGTTTCTTTGTTTAATCCATTTGTTAATAGTATTCCTTTTGCATTCACAAGTGCTGAACCTACTCTTTCATCGCACTCTAATGAATTTAGTAAATTTAGATATCGACTTAATTGTGCTATATCTTTTGATTCCGCTTGTCTGAATTTAAGTTCAACTACTATAAATGTTTTTGATATTTCAAAGTATCGGCCACTTAACTTTTCCTCTATTTGAAATAGCAAATCGAATCTTGAATCTCCCACTACTACTTGTCTTCCTACAAATTCAATTTTTTCTACATTCATTTCGTCATCTCTATATAGCTTTTTTAAAAAATTTATAAATTCATCTATATTTTCACATATGTAATCTTCTAAATCTCTTTCACTATTTATATACATTTTCATTCTCTCCTTTCGTATAATTAAAGGGTAATGATTTATTATGTCATTACCCTAGTTGTTATATTTGTTGTAATATAATTTCTCTTTATTCCAACTTTCGCCGTAATAGTCTTTTAAATAAGATTCTATATAATCTTCATATAATTTAGTGTCTTGTCCGAAATCTTCCTGATAATGACATTCTGGACACAATGTAACGACATTTTCTTTTATGCCTAAACCTCCGTTGACTTCTTTTTATAAAGTGTGCATTTGCACAACTCTTTGGAACATATTTTCCACAATAAATACATTTATGGTTATCTCTATTCCATACTTCTTCTTTTGTCTTTTGTGAGATTTCACAAGCTTTACTTCTTTTACTCACTTCCACCTCTCCAATAAACTTTTTATTTCATATTCTGGCTTAGTTTCTATGTTTAGACTTTTTGCTAAATCTACTAATAATTGAATTAATAAGCTCATTTCTTTTGTGTTATATGTTGAACTTCCATAATAGCAATTTACTCTTATACATTTATCTTTTCTGCTAACCTCTTGAACTATAAAACCTAACCCTTGCCTACTCCAGATTCTTTCAAAATTTTCAAATGCTTTTTCTTCTATTATCATTGGTTCAAAAGAACCTATTTGCGTTATTGCATCTTTGTAAACTATTTCTTTTGTTGTGACAGTTCCCTCTTTTGATAATTCTTTTGCTATCTTGTCACATAATACCCAGCAATAAGCATTAGCATTTAAACTTCTTTTTTCTTTATATTCTTTCAATTCAAATTGTTTGTCTTTTGTTTGTTCTATTAAGTAAGTTATTAATTTGTTTGCAGTTCCTACCATAATTACCTCTCTACATGCTGATGCATTAAAACATATTCTGAATTTTCTCCCATGTTATTCAATAAAAATTCACTTGCTTGTTGTTTGCTTAAATGGCTATCTTTTGCTCTAAATTCATAGACATATTTGCAATCTCGTTGTTTTTCTTTTATTCTTTCTTCTATTTCATCTTCATCGTAATTGCCTTCAACAAGATACAAATCATAGTTTTTAGCACTAATACCTTCAACTGTTTTTGTGTCTGTCATATAAATTACTTTATAATCGTCAAATAATACTCGATAGCCACATTGCGGTACATCGTGATATAATTTAATTGGTATAATTTTAAATAGCTTATAATCGTATTTAGTGCCAATTTGAAGCACATCTATATTTTTCCTTTCAACTCCACATTCTAAAAGTGGTTTTAATAGCCATTCGCAACAAGCAAATCTCAATGTTGGTCTTTCCTGTGCTAATTTCTTAATTGTTTCTTTTTTTAAGTGGTCCGAATGTATATGAGTGAGAAGTACTATTTTAAATTGCTTGTAATACTTCTCCAATCTTTTGAAAGTAACTCCACAATCTATCAAGATTACGTCTCTTATTATTGTTGCATTTCCTGTACTACAACTTGATATAATCTTATAGTTCATTCATTGATACCTCTTTTGCATTTTCTGTTTGTTCGTCTATATCTGTTTGTATCTCAATAGTTTCTTCTTGTTGTGGAATTTCTTGTTGCATTTCTTCTGCTTCATACATTCCTGCTAAATCTTCAACAAATGTTTCTCTCAATGCTCTTACTTTTGCAACTTTCTCAACCATCGTTGCACCTTTATTGTTCCAATTAGAATTTAATTGACCTTGTCCTGTTTTTTGTGCTACTTCATTAAAACTTACACTTGAATATGTAGGATGTGACCAATCTTTTCTAAAAACTCTTGCCCATCCACCAACTAATTGCTCTGTTCCTAATCTAAATGTGCCTTGTCTTTCTTCTACTGTTCCATCTTCTTTTTGAACTATTATTCCACTTTCCATTCCATCATAATTTGAATTTAATACTGCTCTTTTTAATATTGCATCTTTCCCAACAACTAACTGCGCAGGTACTCCTGCTTTATATTTAATTAAATATGCTTCTCTCAAAAACGGATTTAATTTTCTAACTTTACAAAGTTCTGTAAATAGTTTAAATTCTTGATTAGTTATTTTTGCATCTGTTCCCACTATATATTCTTGCACGATACTTGGTGTTAATTTAATTTCATTTCCGTCAATGTCAAATTTAACCATTAATTCATTATTTTTTTGTACTTCATTACTCATAATCATAACCTCCACCTTCTAAAAATTGTTTTAATTCTCTTAACTTTGTTCTTGTTCCTCTTACTGTAAATTTTAATGTCAATATCTCCTCTTGTTTTTCCTCTACTGTTGGTGCTTGTAGAACTTCTTGTTCTGTTACTCTAAAATTATCTAGTGCTTGTTTGGTTGCTTCGGTTTGTGCTTTTATATTCTCATCTTGTCTTTGCTTTAATTCTTCTTGTCTTGTTTTTTCTTCTTCAATAGCCTTAAATCTGTTTGTTACACTTGTTATTGCTTGTGCTACATTTAATGTTTGTTTATATTCAACTAATATCTCTGCTTTATGCTCTTGTGTTTCAATTAGGTTTAAATCATCTATTATTTTGTCTATAAATTGTTTTGCTTGTTCTTTTAGGCTTTTCATGTTTGCTGATAATGTTACATTTATTCTTGCTTGTCCATATGTAATGAAATCAATATTATTAGCTATTTTATATTCTTCAAAATAATCTTTTATTTCTTGTTCTTTTTTGTTCTTTAATTCATCTTCAACACTATTAATTTTCAATTTTAAATCTGCATCTGCATCTTTATATTTGTCCGATATGTATTGCTTATAAATAGTTTCAAACTGCATATATGGTGCTAACACTTGTTCTTTTACTAATTTTCTTTGTTGCTCAACTTCTTTAAATTCTTTATTTAACTCTGCTCTTATTTGCTTTATTGTTTTTACATTTTCATCTGTGCATACTAAAGATTTTGCATCTTCTACCTTTTTATCAACTTCTATTGATAAATCTTTTAAATGTTCCTCTATTTGAGGTAATTGTTTTACTATTATTAAATTTTGCATTATAAAACTCCTTTTATAAATTATTTTCCCAAGCTTCATCTTCTTTTTCAGCTTGTATTTCGTGGTATCTATCTAGATTTGCACTATAACTATCTTCTGCATAATATTCTAAAATTTTCGTACTTAATGTTTGTTCTTCCATTTTTCCTCCTTGCAATTCTCATTAAATTATGTTAATATAATTAATGAGAATGTTTTATAAAATATTTTTTTGTTGGCATACTAAAATGATTTAGCGGTCTTTAGTATGCTTTTTATTTTGTTTTTAAAATTCTCTATGCTGTTATATTGTTGTTTATTTAATTCTTTTTCTATCTCATTTAAACAGTCTCTTATAGTGTCTATTTCTGCTCTTAAGTCTTTGTTTTCTTCATGTACTGCCAAATTTTCTTGTTTTAATTCTTCTGTTCTTTGTTCTGCTTTTCTTAACGAATATCTGCTTTCATTTAATAAATCTTGTTTTTCTTTACTCCAAAACATCTTTTACACTCCTTTAATCTTAATTTTAATTTTGCTAACGTTATAATGTGATATATGTAGCATTTGTCTAGCTTGTCCATTTCTTTTCACTTCCTTTCTCTTTTGTGTTATAATTTCCTCGAAAGTGAGGTGATTAATATGTCTAATGCTGAAATCGCTAAAGATATTATTGTAGCTTTAATTGGAAATAATAATGACAAGTTTTTTGCAGACCCTCAATCTGCAGAATTAGCTGCCCAAAGCTATGAAATTATCTTTAACAAAGTTAAAGAATTAAATAAATAATTTTTTATAGTCCGCTTTACTCGCAATTTAGCGGATTATTTATTACTTTTATTAATCCCATTGCCATTGCCATTGATGTTGCTTCTCCATCTTGTATTAATTCTCTTATTTTTTCATTAATTAATTTTAATGTTTCTTCTTCCATACTTCCTCCTTATCTCATTAAAAATCCTACAAAAATAGCTGTAAAGTATCCTACTACTCCAACATACGCTATTACATCTCTAATAGCATTTCTGTATGCTCTTTTGTATATTGCTTTTTCTCTTTGGCTTTTTTCTCTTTCAGTCATCTTTAGTTTCTCCTTTCTATTTACTTTTGATTTGAATAAACAAATGTTAAGTACTCCTCTACTCGTTTAATCATTTCCTTTTTTTGTTCTTCAGTAGGTGGATTCTTTACTATAACTTTAAATTCTCTTTCTTTTCTCATAAAAACACCTCTTTAAAACTTATTCCTATTGCTTGTACTTATTGAAATCTTAAATGTGAATTTTTAATTTTTAATAATGTAGTTCTTAGTTATTAATATCAATTTTATTTTTTATACTTTTTAAACGTTTTGTTGAATTAATAGCTAAAAAAATATCTGCTATATCGCAATTGTAAAGTTTTGACATTTTTTCTTTTAAATTATCACTTGGATTTCTTTCTCCATTTTCAAGCATTGATAAATATTCCTTAGTTATAGATAGAATCTTAGAAGATTGTTCTTGAGTTAATTTTTTTTCTTTTCTCAAATCTTGCAATGTTTTTTTCTTCATTTTACACCTCCTCAACAAATTGTTGAATGCATTATATTAAACATTTCGTTGAATGTCAATAGTTTTTTTTATATTTTTTTACGATTTGTTTAAAACCGTTGACGTTCTAAGAAATAAACTTTACAATATGTTTACAAATTAAACAATTTGTATTATAATATTTATGTATTATGTAAAGGAAAGAGTTATATGAATAGATTAAGATTTTTAAGGAATGAAAAAGGAGAAAGTCTAGAAAAAATTTCTAAGTTTCTAAATGTAACTATTCAAACAATATCTAATTATGAAACAGAAAAAAGAGACATGTCTCCAGATACCATACTAAAACTTGCTGATTACTTTAATGTATCAACAGATTATTTATTGTGCAAAACAGATGTTAGAAATCCAGGACAACAAATAGATGATGTGCTAAACGAAGCAATGATTGGTATGTCAAAAGATGATTATGAAAAATTAACAGATATACAGAAGAAACAAATTAGGGATTTTGCTCTATTTGTAAAAAATCAAAATAAGGGAGATAAAAACTGATGACCTTAAATTATTTATATGATATTGCTAAGAGGGAAAATATAAATATATATAATTGGTATATAGAAGATTGTAATGGTATTTATCTTAACTATGATAAAATAAATGCTATTGCACTAAACTATGATAACTTAGGAACTTATATTGATGAAAAGTGTACTTTAGCAGAAGAACTAGGGCATTTTTATATGGATGCTGCCTATCCTGCTTTATGTACTGATAAGATACTTATCGATAAACAAGAATATCGTGCTAAGAAATGGTCTTATTATACACTAATTCCTTTCGAAAATTTGCGTAAAGCAATTTCAAGTCGGCATTAATACAATTTATGCTTTGGCAGATTATTTTGAGGTTACAGTTGAATATATGCAGAATGCTATTAAATTTTATGAAGATAAATACGGATATGTTTACTAATGATAAGTGGAAATACTTATCTAATTTTATACTAGGAGGGAAATATGCAAAAAGGAGCTTGCTATATAAGAGTTTCAACCGATAATCAAACAGAATTTAGTCCTAATGCTCAATTAAAGGCAATCAGAAATTATGCAAAAAATAATAATATTCTCCTTGACGACAAATACATTTTTGTTGATGAAGGAATTTCAGGTAGAAAAGCTGATAAAAGACCTGCTTTTCAAGAAATGATTAAAATTGCTAAGTCAAAACCCAAAAAATTTGATGTTATTCTTGTTCATAAATTCGACCGTTTTGCCCGTTCTCGTGAAGATAGCGTTGTTTACAAATCATTATTAAGAAAAGAATGCAATATAAAAGTCATTTCAATAACAGAAAGTATTGAAGATGATAA